TAATCTTAATTTACCCATTAGAATCTTACCGTCCCACCACACATCAGTTATAATGTGGGCAACCCTATCTAAATCTATCAATGACGATTCAGGGTGATTTAATTCAGATAATGATGTACCTTTAGCAATCATCTTCTTATAGTTCTCAGCCTCTCTCTTTAATATCTTTTCAGGATATATTCTACCATTTCTATTTGGGGTATTATATTTCTGTAATACTGCATAAAATTCAAATGGTTTAGAATAGTCCAAAAAATTCTTGGATTCTCGGATAATTTCAGCATTTCCATTTTCTTTTGGATTAATATATCCCGCATCATACTCAATCAAAATGCCCTTACCTACGTGACCAGGTTGTATAATAGAATAATTCATAAACTTTTTATTTATAAATAAATATACAACTATACTATAACTTTATCAGATGTTTTCTTTGATATCTCAAAAAAGAAATATTTGCTATTAATAAAATTTTCAGATATTATATGATTGGCAATTTTTTTCATCTCATTCTTTATTGAATTTGATTTGAAATCAAAACTAGATTTTGTATACAGAAAACATTCCAAATTCATAAATGACTTTTTTCCAACCATAACTCCACTTGACCTTAAATCCATATCACATATAAATTTTGTCTCAAATAAATCTGATGAAATGACATCGGATATTGACAATTTTATTTTTTTAATCAAATATGCAATTGTCTTTTCAGCATTTTCTAAAAACTCTTTTGGTTCTACCCAACTTTGAATGTTTAAATAAATTGATTTTAAATTTTTGTAATCTACCGTCCCATAGCTCACTTTAAACGACTTGAAACCCGTGAGCTTCACACTTTTACCTTTCTTCATTAATTAACATAGTAATAAATGTTTATTTTATGTTAAAAATATAGAATAAAAAATGTATAAAATCAAAAAAATTAAAGAGTATTAAACAATTTTTTTAATCTAACAAGATTAATTTGATTTGGTGAATCTGATTTAATTCTATTAATTGTTTCATCAATTTTTGACTTGGTTTCAGAATCACTATTATCTTTAATTTCTTCCAATTTTTCAATAGTCATTTCTGATATTACTGAATATTTGTTTTGGATTTCGCTTTCAGATAATGTAAGATATTTGTTTAATGTTTTCAATTCTTGCTCAGATAATTCCATTAAAAAATTCTTTGTTGTATTTTCTGCCGCCTCATAAACCTTTTCAAGAGGAAGGTTTGGAATATCTATTTTTTTATCTGTAGACGTTATTTTTTTTACTAAAGTTTTCTTTGATTCTAAAATTGATTCAAACAAGATATTATCTGTATCCAATACGTTGTCAATTTCTTTATATGAATTTTCAGTTATTTTAACTTTATTAACCCAAGAATTAAGTTTTAATAGTTTTTTTGAATTTAAATTTAATTTTTCAAATTGTCTTATACACTCATCAATTAATGAACCCGCATCATCTTTTGGCATTCCTCTTTTTTTATCCAATATATCATAGATATAAAACGCCTTCGCAATGTCTTTATCTTCCAAAACCAAACTTTTGAAAGTTTTAATTTCAGATTTAAATGTATTTGTTGACATTGACTCAACTAAAAACTTTTCAACTTTTGATTTTAAAATACCTATTTTCATATTATAATAAATATTAATCTTTTAGAAGATTACTTAATTTTTTTTCAATTTCCAATAACGATTCTGAACTTCTATTAAAGTCAAAAAAATCATCGTCATTTTCTAATAAAATATTGAGTTCTCTTTCTTTTTTTCCTTCAGGTGTTAATCCTGCGGGCTCAGCTCCTCCTCCTGGTGGGGGTGGCGGTGGTGTTTCCTCACCTCCATCTTCAGGTGGTGCTCCAAATCCTCCCCCACCTGATTCACCTCCACCGGCTTCAGGTGTTGCGGTAGCCCCACTTGTAGTTCCATACAGTTTATCTATATTATCAAATAAACCTGTATGTTTGATTACTTCAGCAGTCGCTGCCAATTCACCAGAAACCGCCTTTTCAACTCTCTGTTGTTGGATGTCAAGTTTAATTTCTTCATCAGAAAATCCAAGAATGTTCTTTTTAGCCCAAGATACTGATGTTGGGGCAATTCCCTCAATTGCGGTTACGGCATCTTTATATAGAACTATCTTTTCTTTCCATATATCTATTTTTAAAAGGTCGGCTTGAGTTGATGGGTTAGTTAAAGTCAATGTAAAATTGTTTAACTCGTCTTCAAACCCTAATAAAAACAAGTGGATAATTGCAATTTTATTTAATTCCGCTAACACACATTTTTGAATCCTATTGATAGTTCTTGCAAAACGAATATCCAATAAAGATAAGTTTTTACCATCGCCAACAACTTCTTCAAACCCTAAAAACGCTTTAGGAACACGAAGAGCGGTTAATAATTTCTTTTGTATGTATTCAATATCCGCAATTTCCGATAAGTTTTGAGCACCCGCTAAAGTTTCAATTGGATTTGTGGCTGCAGCATCTCTAACAGGTATAAAATAATCTTGGTCAACGGCCATTTGATTAAATCTCATATCAACATTACCCGTTTTATTATCAACAACCTGACTTCTTTTAAATTTATTTGCAACTCTTTGGATATATGGTTCAATGTCTTTATCGTCCATATTTCCAACAAATACTTTAAACACCCTTCTTTCAGGAGCCCTTGATGTTCTATAAATTAACATCGCATCTTCTGATAATAATAACTGCTTCCAAATACGACGAGCCTTTTCTAACATAGAAGTGCCGTATGGAAGTTTTCTATCATCCCCTAACAATCTAAAGTGAGCAATTTCCCAAGTGTTAAATTCCATTTCTTTATTCTTCCACACAAATCTCAAACCTTTTGTTTCAGCGTCAGCATTTTCAAGATTTGATTTTCCTTTCATTCCCCTTTCAATCCTTTCAATTTCAATGTTAGGTAATTGTGAACAACCTACAACACCTTTTTCAGGGTCTAATCGTAAGTAAACGAAGTTATCACCATATTTACAAACATTTCTAATCCACATTTGTAAGTTTGTATTAATATCCAACGCATTATTAAACAAATCTGCCAACACACTTTTAATTCTTTTTGATTCAGAATAAATCTGTAACATATGACCATTTTGGTCAGGTGTTGTTGATTCTTCGGCATATATGTCTAACGCAGTTGAAATCTCTGGTGTATACTCCATTGATTCGTAGTCATAATACGACGCTAGTCTTGTAGGTTCAAAATAAACACCTTGTGTGTATAGGTTATTTTCAATTTTTTGCCATTGGTTTGCAAGATAAAATGTTTGTTGAGCTTGTAATTTGTTTAACTCGTATTCACCTTTAGACGTTGTTTTTAACAACTCCTTCTTATCAAACTTATAAGTCGGGTAATCTTGCCCCAATAATGAATTAGGACCAAAGGTTTGTGATAACCTTTGCCAAACTGTTAGTTTTTGATTTTGATTATTTTCCATATTAAAATTTAATCACTTTCTTTTTTTTATAAATACATCATCTTCTACTTCCAAACAACCATCCGTACTTAGCATAATCATCTCTTGAAAATTCCATAGGATGATTTTGAGTGCCAACTACGTATGATGGGACATATGTATTTTGACTTATACTTTTAGATACATTTTCATTTTCAGAAACTTGCCAAGATTCCATCATCATCTTAGCTTGTTCTGTTGCTTTTGTTAATAAAGAAAATGAATTTTCCCCAACATAACAAGCCATTGCAATTGACATAATCAAGTCATCGTGTTGTCCTTTTTGGTGGTCAGGCCTTCCATTAACGTACACAAAGGTGTTCATTTCATTCAATAATCTTGATGAATAAACTTTAAACCCGTGTCTTAAATATTCTTCATAAGCGGCAATGATTTGAACCCTTTTATTATTGAAGTTAATTCCAGGTATTTTTTCGTTCATCTTTGGGTCATATTTCCATCTATTTGTCCCGTCTAGACCATCAATATACAAATTTTTATATCCTAACTCTTGTAATTTTCTTGATGTGGTTATACCCATACCACCTGTAATATCCACAACTATAAATGCCGAATACATCATTCCCCATTTGTAACATAATTCTGCTAAGGTGTCAGGAGGTAGTTTTCCAATATATTCAGCTACTTGTTCTCGTGTTTCAAAATCAATGATTTGGAAAGTAGAATAGTCCTCACTATCCCCACGACTAACGTCAACCCCCATAATATATCTATGACCTTCAATTGGGTCTTTCCATATCCATAATCCACCACTAACCATTTTACCTTGTGGTTCTATAACCATATTGGTTCTAATGTTTTCAGTTATTCTACTATCAAATAC